AGTTCGGTCGGCATCTCGACAATGCCGTAGTCCTCCTCCTCGACCACGCCCCAGCGCACCGACGTGCCGTCCTCGAACATGCGGAGCGCGCCGAGCAGCATCAGGCGCCCCACCGCGACCGGGACGCTGTTCGTGCCGATGACATACAGCCGCCAGAAGGCATAGCTGGGCGCACCGGTCAATTCCGCGATCGGGCTGATCGCCTGGTCGTCGGGATGCGGGCCGGGAATCGTGATCGCCTGCGAGAAAGCCGGCGTGGCCCACGTGTCGCCCGTGTTGCCCTCGAGGACGACGGACAGACCGGCATCGAGTTGCGGATAAATCAGCGCCACCGCGGCGAGCGTGATGGGCGAGGCGAACTCCAGGACCCAAGAGCCGCTCGTCGTCGTCAGCTTGGCCGGCTGCGCCGGGTTTTCGTTGACCAGCCACTCGGCGGGATAGCCGGTATCTTCCGCACTGGCCGTGATGGCCACGGCACTCGGGGCGAGGTCATCAGCCGGCAGGGCGTACCACACGGCTAGCGCCCCCCCACGGTCTGCTTCATGGCGGTCAGGATGCCCGCCTGATTGAACTGGAGCGCGTCCTTGAGGCGCGGAATGATCTCGTCGCGGAAGGCATCGTTGAGGTCGGCGCGGTCCCACGCCTGGATATTGACGTGCATGGTGACTTGCTGCGTCCCGGCCGCAGCGCCGAAACTGCTCACGCCAGTGAGCGTGGCCGGCAAGGCCATGGCGACCTGGCCGCGCGTCGCCGTGCGCGCCGCGGAGGCCACCGCCGGAAACGGATTCCCCGCGTTCATGGCCTCGAGCGCCGGCGGGCCGCCGAGCGTGCGGAGGCCCCGATGCGACAGGATGCCTTCCCCCGAGAGCGCGCGAATCAACACCTCGCCGGCGCCGCCCTCGCCGACGAGGCCGCCCTCGTGCATGGGCCGGCGCTGGTAAGGCGTGGTCGTCTGCATCGGCACGCCGCGCCGTTGCAACAGCGTGTTGATCATGGTCACCGCGGCGGTGAATTCCCGCATGGTGTCGGCGGTGCGCAAGAGTCGAAACAATCGGCCGCCGCCAGGTTCACCCGTCAGGCGTGTGAGCAGCGCAGCCAGCGTGTAGAAGCCGCTGCCCTCGCCGGTGCCCGGCGGGCCGAACTGGCGCAGGAACCGATCGCGGGCGGGATTGACCCGCACGCCTTCTTCGCCGCCGCGGAACCAGCCCTTCTTACCAATGCCGAAGGCGAGCAGGGCCGCCGCGGCCACCCCCCACGTCACCGGATTACTCGCGAGGGCCACCAGCGTCCCGCCGAATCCGGCCCCGGCCGCGGTGCCGGCCGCGCCGCCCGCCGCCAGCCCGGTGGAGGGCACTGCGCCCATCGTCACCGCTGCCGGGAGCGCGGACGAGGCCAGCAGCCCACCGGTGACCGCCGCCCCGCCGCCCGCCACGGCTCCGATGGCCGCCCCCGTCCCGACCGCCGCCACGGTCTGCGCCGCCCCGCCGACCAGCCCCGCCACGGCGGTCGCCACCCGCTGGCCGGCGATCGCGGCCAGCAACTTCTTCAGGAACCCTTGGATGAAGTTCTGCAGGATGTCGGCGAGGATGTTGGCGATCGCCTGCTTCAGGCTCTTCCAGATCGCGACGAACCCGTCCTTCCATTTCTCGAGGCCGACGAGCATCTCGCCGAAGGTCTGCGTGACATTGCGGGAAATCGCATCGAGCGCGTCGCCAATGGTCGGGACGATCACACGTTGCCAATAGGTCGGCAGGCGGCCAATCACCGCGAGTTGCTCGTCGGTCATCTCCGCGAGCACCTCGGTGGCTTCCCGTGATCCCTCGCCGTAGGTGCGGACAATGGCGTCCCACATCCGCCGGGTCGTCTCGACGAACTCCTGCTGCTCCTCCCGCGACCGCACGCCAAATGTTGTGAGCGCATCCAGCGCCCGCCCGCGCATCCACTGCTCCGGCGTGACATTCATTAGCTCGTTGAGCCGTTGCATCTCATCGGCCGCCCCGCCGATGACCTGGGGCAGGGTCTGCAGATCGACCTGATCGAAGAGCGGCATCGTCCGACGCAGCGCCTCGCCGGCCCGCGCGAGCGCCGCCTCCAGCTCGGCTAATGGCTCCACGCCGGAGCGGCGCGTCGCCTCGGCCCATGCTGTCAGGTGCGGCACCATGGCGATGAGGAAGGCGTCCATCTTCACGCCCTCGGCGCCGACCAGGGCCTCCTTGGCGGCAAAGTCTTCATACGCCTCGATGACCGAGACGCGCGTCATGAGGCCGAGCCCTTCAAGCGCCTTGCGCGTCGCCTCGATGTCGGCCAACTCCTGGCGTGCCGCCGCCTCTCGTGCCCGTTGGGCCTCCTTCGCCGCCTCCGTGGCGAGCCGCGCCTTGTCCAGCCGTTGCTGCTCGGCCGCGATCGCCTTGCGGTCGGCTTCCGTTTGGCGCTCGAACGCCTCGCGGGCGAGTTCCGACTCCTTCTGTCGCGCCAAACTCGCGCGGGCCGCCTCCTTGATCGCCGCGGCCTTCTTGCCTTGTGCCTCCGCGTTCGCCGTCGCGGCCACGGCCGCGTTGGCATCGGCCTCCGACATCTTGTCGAGGCCCATCGCGAGTCGGAACACGACCGCAGGCAAGTCATCGGAACTGAGCCACTTGGCCGCGACGAAGTTCTTGACCGCCTCCATCTGGCCGATCTTCCAGGCGGCGAAAAACGCCGTCACGGCCAGAGTGAGCGGCCCGAACGCAGCGGCGCTGAGGCGCGCGGCCGTCGCGACCGAGGTGAGGCCGGTTGAGATCGAGGCCCACAGGGCGCTGTTCCGCAGGAGGCCAAGGAGCGGCCCGGCCGCCAGCCCGAGCGAGGCAAACGCCAGCGAGATGCTGGAAATGGCCGAGGACATGGCCACGAGGTCCGGATGCTTGGCGACCCACTCACTGGTCGCGTCGATCAGGTTCTTGAACTTCGCCGTCGCGCGACCCGCTTCGTCCCCCGCGTCGGCCACGGCCTTGCCGGATTGCCCGATGATCCGCCGCCCCTCGGTGAGCACGCCATTGACGATGGCCTGCTGCTTTTCCTGCTCGGTCAGATCCTTGGTCGCTTTGTGGAGGCTCGCCGCGTAGGCATCGACCGCCTTCGCCGCATCGATGTTCATGCCGATGGTTTGGAGCTGTTTGTCCTTTCCCGTCGCCATCACCTTGATCAGGGTCTCGAAGGCCTGCGCCGTGTCCCCGCCGATCCGGTCGGCCAGCACGGCGGCGAGATCCGCCGTGGTTTCAAACTGCTCGGCGGTGAGCGTCAGCCCCTGCGACAGGCCCTGATTGACGGTCTTCATCAGCTCGAAGCGTGACATCGTCCCGAGCGTCGCCTTCTGGAGCCGCTCGAGCAGGGCCTCAGAGGTCAACCCGATGGCGGCCGTCAGGATCTCGAATTGCTCGGTGACATCGGCCACGTCGGCGCCCCGTGCCCCCAGCGTGGTGAGACCGACGGCGAGGCCGGCGATGACGCCGGAGACCGCCCCGACGGCCGTCCCGATCGTTTTGATCCGTGTCATCAACCCGGATGTCGCCTGCGTGGCACTCCGCGTCGCTTTTTCGAGATCGACCATCGCTTTCGGCGCAGTCTGTCCGAGGGCCTTGTATTTGGCGATGGCTTCCGTCAGTTGCCGATTGACCTGCTCCTGCTCCCGCGCGGTGAGCTTCGCCGCCCCGCCCACGTTGGTGATGGCTTTGGTGAGATTGTTGGCGGTGTAGAGGAGCTTGTCGCCCTGGAAACTCTTTTCGAGGCGCGTGAGCTGCGGCGTGACTTTCTGCGCGGTTTGCCCGACCCCCGTGACGCTCTGCCCGAACGCTTTGGTCGCGTCGGCCGATTTCTTCAGGGTGGCCTGATAGGCCGAGGCGTCCGCCGTGAGCAGCGCCCGCAGGATGCCGACGGTGCCGCTAGCTGCCACGGAGCGCCTTTCGCGTGCGCGCACGGCGGACCTGACGGGAGATCGACCGGGCCGGCGCAGGGGCCTCGACGCCGGCGAGCGCCTGCAGTTGCTGCCACACGGTCTCGAGCCCCACGGTATCGACGAGATCGCCCGCCTGCTCGACGGTCGGGAACTCCTCCCCGTGCCGCGCCTGCAGATGTGCCCAGAGCAAGGCGCGCGTGGCGCGCATGCCCCCGGCCGCCGCCTCGAGGACCAGCTCGCTCGTGCGGGCCGCGAGCAGCGTCTCCATCCGGCAATAGGCGTTCATCGATTCAACGAGCAGGTAGGTGCGGTTGCCGACGCGCAGCGGCAACTCTCGCCGCGGGGCCGCAGCCGACTCCGCGGGCACCGGCGGGGCCGGGGAGCTGGGATGGCCATTCGGGGGGCTGACGGGCACCTCCATCGCGTCCTTTCCGATCGTGCCGGGTCGTGAGCCGCCGGCCGAGTCGCTGCGCCAGCACCTCGAGTACGGCGCGTTGTTCGGCCACGGTCTGTGTCCGCCGCGGCCCCCGCGTGGCCTCCAGGAGCGGGGCGAGGTCCGGCACGCGCCCCTTGCTCATCGTCCCGGCGGCCAGATTCACAATCGTCCACGCCAGCGTCAGATCGCGATCGCGGTCATCCTGCCGCCGGAGCATCAGCGCCTCGAAGTCATCGAACAATTCCCGCGGCGTGGCCGACCAGCACGCCTCACGGCTGAGCCCTAACCGGCGAGCCGCAATGACGAGGCGTCGCCAGTCCCAGCCGGAGGCGCCGGAGGAGGGCCTGCCGTCGCCTCGGCCGCCCCTCCGTTCTGCGGTTGATTCACCGCCAGCAATTCGCGGAACTTGAGCATCGCCGTGAGCATCCCGATGCGGTCGATAAACTCGCCGGCACTCTCGGCGGTGGGAAACGCCCCCGCGTGATAGGGCTGCAGGAGCACCCAGACCAGATCCCGCAGCGCCCGCATGCTGAGCGCATCCGCCGCCGTGAGCACCTCGCCCAATTTCTGCCCCGTGCGCGCCTCGAGTTCGCACGCCGCATTCGTGGTGAGCCGCCAGGTGTACGGCACGCCCTCGAGGACCACTTCGACTTCGCCGCGTTCCCGGTTCGCCATTTACGGCGCGTTCCCGGCAGTCCAGGCCGTCGCGTTCCAATAGGCATGCGAGGCGTCGCCGAGAATCACATGCTGCCCGGTCGTCCACGCCGTCGCCGGGCTCGCCGTCACGCCGGCCAAGGCCGCCAGATTCGCCGGCGCCGTCGCGCCCGTGGGCGTGAAGGTGCCCGGCGTGCCCGCCGTCGCCCCGGTTGCCGCAATCCAGCCCGGCAGATCCGCGCTGTACGATTCGGTCGGCATGATCGCCGCCGTGAAGTTCAGGAGGCCCGTCGTGCCCATGGCGCCGATCTGGAACCGCGACACGTAGCCGCGCACGGGCAGCGTGGTCCCGGCTTCATCCGGCAACTGGATCGCAAAGTTGCGGATCGCGCGCGTCCGCTGCAGGTAAATCAAGCCGCCCGGCGGGCCAGGGTCGTTGTTCTGCGATTCGTGATCGAGCCGCAAGGTGCCCACCAGCTCAAAGGCGCCCGAGTCGCGGATGCCCGGCATGTGCTCGTGATGGGCATCGGGCGAGCGGAGATGCGTGCGCACGACGTCCTCGGTATCAATCGAGCCCGGCGTGATCGTCGTGATCTCCGCGACGGCCACGGTCGCCGCGGTGTCGGCGTCCTCGTCCACCGCGACGAGCAACTGGGTGCCGTAGCCAATCATCCCCTCGGAGGGATAGTAGGTATTGGTGACATCGGCCATGTGCTGTGCTCCTTAGAGATCCTGAGAAAACCACACTGCGTAATCGCGCCGGATGCGAATCTGCTGCACGGCGTCCGGCGTAATCTCGGCGACGCTATCGAGGATCGAAAAGATGCCGGTAATCGTCAGCGGCCCGATCGGACCTGTCCAGCCCAGCAGCCCGGTCGCCAGCGGCCCGCGCCCGTCCCCGTGGACCACCTCCGTGAGATGGCGCACCGTCGTGTAGCCGTTACCGCCGGTCGTCACGTTGGCGATCGTATCGACTTGGACGCGCGCCCAGCCGCGACTGCCGCCCCCACCGCGCGTGTGCTGCCCTTCATCGATCTGGCTGATCTGCTGGACGCGCACACACGGCATGGCCGGCGATTGCGGGATCATGACGAGCCAGACGCGCGTGCCGACCAGCGCCGTCACCGGCGGGAGCGCGAGGAGCCGGGCCACGACGGCTTCCTCGGGACTCATGACTGTGGTCGATTCCGCTTGAGCGCCCGCTCGATCGCCGCGCCCAGTTGCTGCTCGACGATCTGGAGTGCCGCGGCCTGGCCGCTGTCGAAGGCGGGCCGCGCGAAGGGCCGCGCCGGGAGTTTCACGGTCCCGAATTCAAAGAAATACCCGTAGAAGAATCCCTGCGTCGGCCCAATCTCGACGCCGGCCGTGTCATCGGTGACCGCCTCGAGTTCGCCGGGCGCGAGCGGGCGCACGATGATCGACTCGGCCAGGTGTGGCGCGTCGGGGCCTCGAGGCGCCCGCGCCTGCATGCCGGCGCGGATCGGTTCGCCCGCCGCGACGAGCGCGCGGCGCAGCATCGGCGGATTGAGCGCCTCGGGCAACTCCTGCAGCAGGGTCTGCAACAATGGCTCGAGGCCTGTGAGGGTGACGCTCAGGTGCATCAGAGGCCTTCGGTCTGTGTCGAGGTCATCGCGTAATACTCGATGCCCTCGTAGTGGCCGACGATGGCGGCCGACGTGATGTCGTACACCTGGCCGCGATGGCGCAGCCGATGCGTTGCCGCCACGTCCACCGTCTCCGGATCGAGCGTCGGCGCATAGGGGCCGATAAAGCGCACGTCATAGCGCGCCGCCGTCTGATTGGCGCGGAAGGCCTCGCTGCCCAGGAGATCGACCTTCTGCATCCAGAGCGTCGCGAACGTCTCCCACGTCTCGACCGGAAACCCGGAGGTCGTCTGCACCCGATGCTCCAGGGTGACCTTCGCGCGACGCGTGCCGACCGGCGTGACGTGCAGCAGTTCCGCCATCGCGCCTCACGCAAACGACGGATCGCGGAGCGCCGCGAGCATCTCGACGGCCCGCGCGATGAGCGGACCATTCCCCTTCCCGCTGTCCGCGTCGTCGCCGCGGAACCGCCACAGGTTCCCGAGCACGCCCAGAATCGCGGCCTGGACGATCGCAAACGCCGGGTCGCTGGCCGGATCCGTCGCGTCCGTCCACGTCGCATCGGCCCGCGTGATGTGGGTCAGGACGAACGCCTCGGCCTGGGCGAGATAGAGCAGGGTCGCCGTCTGCACCTCGGGATCGGTGGTGAGGTCGCCGTGCTTCAGATGCGCCGCGGCCGTCTCGTAGGTCACCAGCATGGGGTCACCACTTCCGCCCGTCGTAATCCATCTGGGTCAGGTCACGGCCGGCCGGGCCGGGCTCGCCCGGTTTGCCTTTCGGGCCGGGCACGCCGCGCCGCACCGCCATCTGCCACTCGGTCTGCCCGTCGCCGGGCCGGCGGGTCGTGGCCGCCTTGGCGATCCACAAACTGCCGTCATGCGTCACGACGTCGCCCTCCTCGTAGGGCGACCCGTCGAGCCAGACGCCGCGATAGAGCAGGGCCGGGAGGGTGAGGACCGGCGAGGCGACCTGGCCAGCCGCGTCGCGTATCTCGACGGGCGTGCCATCGTCCCAGCACCACTGCACACTCCGCTCGCTCAGCCGCTTCAGCACGACGGCCCCCGTGAACGCAGCATTCTTGCCGTGGGTTCCCGGTGGCCCGGCCGCGCCGGGCGCCCCGGTCACGAGCCCGACATCGATCGGCGGCCCTTCGTTCCGCGTCAGCACGAGATGCCCCGCGGGATTGAGCAGCGCCCCGGTGACGCTCACGCCGTCTTTCGCCTTCGGCACGGCGGCGAGGGCGTGCGCCACGGCGCCGTCGATGACCAGGCGCAGCGCCTCGAGGCTCGGCATCTCGCGCGTCAAGAGTTGGGCCTGCAGGCTGTCGAGGCGGGCCTGCAGCGCCACGAGCTGCGCCGGGTCGGCATCCCGGCCATTCACGCCATCGCGTCCGTTGGTGCCATTCAGCCCATCCGTGCCGTCGCGGCCATCGGCGCCGTCGCGCGGCGTGCGTTGCTCGAGCGCCGCCGTCCGTGTCTCGAGCGCCGTGAGCGCCGTCGTCATCTGCGCCCGCAGTTCGGTGACGATGCCGGTCACGATCGCCGCCATCGCCCGCTCCGTCATGCCACGCGGCTCCAAGCCTGGCGCGTGAGCGCGATCGCCCGCTCGGTCAGCGCCTCCTCATCCTCCTCGCCCTCGTCGGGCAGCGCCGGGGGCGGCGTGGGCGGGGGCGGGCTCTGGCTGTCGCGCCGGTCGAGCGCCTCGAGGCTGTAGTACTGCTGCTGCAGATACGGGCTCTCGCCACCGGCCTTCGGCGGCAGATCGAAGGTGCGGCGCGCTTCGTTCGGCGTGAACACGCTGGCGTTGACGCCATTGGCCGCGACTTGCATCTTCGTCGCGCTGTCCATGCGCAGCAGATTCTGGAGATCGAATTCGGTGCCGTAGGGCCGCGGCAGCTCGAGGCCTTCATCGAGCGCCAGTTCGATGCCCTCGATATAGCTCTGCAGGCACTGCGCGTAATAGAGCTGCATGACGACTTCCGGATTCGTCACACTCGGCAGCCCCGCGAGGCCCAGCATGAACGGCGGCACTTTGAAGCAGGCGCAGACCATCGTCGCCGTGAACTGGAGTTGCTCGATCAACTGCGAGTTGAGCGCCGTGTGCGTGATCGGCTCATACGTCAAGCCATTGGTGAGCACGGCCACCTTGCCCGCGTTCTCCGGGCCGCCGAATTCCGCTTCCCAGCGCGTCTTCATGTCGTCGGCGATCTCCTGCGGCACAAAGGCGGGCGCCGTCAGGATGCCGCTCGGCACACTGCCGTTCGCAAAGAAGTTCGAGGAATTGTTCTCGATGCGCAGTCCCTGCAGCGCCGGGAGCGCCGCGGCGAAGAGCGGCGACAACCCGACGAGCGGATGGAAGAGCGGGCACACCCGGTCGTGGATGATCTCGCGCGCCGGCACGACAATCGGCTCCCCCGGCGTCGTCAGGCAGGTCAGATTATCCGTCTTCAGTTCGTAGAACACGGATCGATCCGGCGCCACCAGCGGCGTCACGCGCAGCGGGTCGAGGATATAGAGCGCCGTGACCACGCCGCGGCCGTCGCGTTGCTTGAGCGCGTACATGTTGCCGAGCGTGAGCAGACTCGTCATCCACCACTGGAAGAATTGCACCCGGTTCTGGTACCCGTTGGGTTTGCGGAGCACCGGCGAAAAGGCGGGATTCTCGGCTTCGCTCCAGATGCCGTCGTCGTCCTCCGCGACGAGGCGCGGGGGACTCTTCGACACATCATTGGCGATGAGCGTAATGCACGCGTAGACCGCAAAATGGGCGAGCACCGTCTCGGTGCTCGTCGGCTGATTCGCCTGCCAGGCGCCGGTCTGCGGCTCGTGGATGATGAGCGGATACCAGCCGCCGCGCCCATAGCGACGGTCCACGGGCACGAGCGGCGCCATGGCCTTCGTGATCGTGATGTCGTACCCGAGCAGCCGCATCAGCGCCCCACGCGTGTGCGGCGTGTCGGCGGGCGCCGCATCGTCGCGGCAGCCCGCTGCGTCCGTAGTCCGGCGTCCTCGACCGGCTCAGCCGGCGCGGGCACCGGCGCCTCGTCCTCCGTGGTCTCGCCGTTGTCGCCGGCCGGGGGATCGTCCTCCACCGGCGGCCTGGCGGGCGGCGCGGGCACGGGCGGCGTGGGCGCAGGCCGCGGCGCCGGCGTGGGCCGCGGCGTCGGCGCCGCGGCCACGTCGGCGCGCACGGCCCGTTTGGTGGCCACGAGCGCGATCGCCAGCCGATCGTCCACCTCGACGGTCTCCCCGACGCGCACCGCCCGGCGCGCGTAGGTGAAATCCTTTCGGGCAATGAGCGTCACCATGCGCCGCCTCCTGCGTGTTACGGGGTTTCGTCAATCGAGATGTACTGGGCCGCGCCGGTGCGCCGCTTCGCCCAGTTGACATACCGTTCGGCGCGCAGCGCCAGCTCGTTGGCCTGCCACATGCTGACGACACTCGCCGTCGCGGCATCCGCCACCGGGTCCGAGGACATCGTGATCGAGGCCTCGCGCGACACATCGACCGTGACGCCCCCGTCGTCGGCCAGGAAGATGTCCGACGCATTCACCATGATCACGAGACTATTCCCGGAGATGCTGGCATGCTGGGTGGTGATGACCGGAATCCCCTGCAGCGTGCCGCCGCGCATCGATAACGTCGGGAACTCGGGTTGCCCGAGCGCGTTGAACATCAGCGACCAGTCGAGCGCAATCGTCGCCGGCATGATCAACACGGCCGACTCCGGCGTGTTGTTCGCGGTCAGATAGGTGGCGAGCAGATCCCCGAGCGCCCCCCGCACCGAATCCGCATCCGTGATCGTCGCCGGCACCGCCGTGACGCCGTTGAGAATGCTGGCCGGGCTCACGTTCGCGACCGCCGCCTTGGCCGGGTCGATGAAATCGACGTCCATGCGCGCGATGATGGCCCGCCCCAGCTCGTCGCGCACGAGCATCTCGGCGCTCGGACTGGAAAACCGCGCCAGCTCCTCGGTGATCACCGAAATCGCCGCGATCTTGGCGAAGCCGAGCGTGACCGGCGCCACGTCGAATTTGGTCACCGGCTTGGGCACGCCCTGGCCGACCCAGTTCGCACTGGCGCCGCTCGTCTGCCCGACGATGCGCACATTGAAGGGCACGCGCCGCAGGGCGGGCACCATGCCCTGGCCGAACCGGCCGACGATCGTCTGCGGGCGCAGGTACTCGATGAACTCCGTGGCCAGTTGATTCGCGTAGACGAGCGGCCCCGCCCACGTCGCGTCGGTCGTCGTGCCCGCCGCCACCGCCGCCTTGAGCACGAGCGGGATCCGGTCGTCATGCGGATACCGCTGCTTGGCGATGTCGAGGGCGTTCATCGCGCCGCCACTGAGGAGCGCAGCCATCTTGCAGATCGCCAGGCGCGCAAACCCGATGCCCGGCGGCGTCTGATCGTGGACCTCGACGTGCGGCAGGCGGGCGCGCGTCATCGTCGCGCGGTCGAGGGTGGCGACCGGCGTCGCCAGCAGCGCACTGGAGGATTCCATCACCTCGAGCCGTTTGAGACGCGTGGTCAGGTTCGTCACGTCCGTGGTGAGCGCGTCAAATTCGGTCTGCTGCTCCTCGGTCAGCACGAGACCGTCGCCGGCCTCGATCGTGTTCAGTTCATCCATGCGGGCGTGCTTGGTCTGCAACTGCCCGCGCAGCGCCGTGATCTGGTCGGAGGCATTCATGCTGCCGCTCCCCGTGGGTGAACGTCCCGTGGCACCGGGATGCGGTGACCGGACGGACGCACCGCTGTGGCCTGTCGCGGCCCGGTGCCTCGCGTCGAGCGATTTGATGACAACGATGCTGGTCTCGGTATTGGCTGGGACCGTGACACAGGACGTCTCGAGCCAGTCCCACTTGGTGATGTGGAAGGCAAGGCTCTTGCCCTTGCGCGGCGTCAGCTCGATCGGCTTGAGGCCGACTGACAGGCCGCGCACGAGGCCGCCCTTGATCAAGCGCCAGGCGTCCTCGATCGCGTCTGTGAGACCCTTGGCAATCTGCGCGCGGATGTGGATGCCATCGGGCCGGACGTCGGCGGCGAGCACCTCGCCGATCGGTTGCCGCTGATCGTGCTGATAGAGCAGGGGCATCGGCAGCGAGAAGACCGCGCCCTTCGGCTCGAGGATGTCCCCGGCCCGATCCGGTGCGGGCGAGCTGGCGAGGCCCTCGATGATGCGCTGCTCGTCGTTGACCGCTTTGACGAGCCACGTGCTATAGGCCCAATCCATCGGTGTGCCGAGTATTGGCACCCAACGTGGGGCGATTGTCAATTTTTGGCGTCTAAATTCCGCGTCACGGCCAGGCGCACGACATCCTGCACGGTCATGCGCAAGGTCGTCGCGGCTCGCTGCAACCGCCCATACTCCGCATCAGACAACCGCAGGGTAACGCGTACGCTCGGCTCTCCCTGCGCATCGAGCGCCGGCCGGCCGCGCTTCTTGGGTGGAGGATCGGTGCTCATCGTCGGCCTCCAAAGAACATCACCTGATACTGCGGCTCGGGCGTGCGCTCGCGGCGGATGAGGGCGCCCTCGATGCCCATCACGAGCGCTGCGATCCCGTCAATCTTCTCGGGCGCCTTCTCTTTCGCCAGGCGCACGTCCCCGCGCACGCCCGTAATCAGCACCAGATTCGATGCCATCCACGCGAGGATCGGATCGTCGCCGTGACAGAGCTGGCCGGCAGTGATGAGCGCCAGCAGGCGGCGAATCGCCTCCGTGAGCTGGAACCCCTGGAGCAGCGGCACGACGTCGATGCCTTTCGCCTGGAGCAACTGCGCCGTCTCGCGCGCCGAGCGCGCATCGTAGAACACCTGGCGCACGCCCCAGCGCACGCAATCGGCCTCGATCGCCTCCCGCACGACACTGTAGTCGGTGACATCGCCGGGCGTCACCGTGAGGCCGCCCGCGCGCTCCCACTCCGGATACGGCCGGTTCGGTTTGCGCTCGAGCGCCGCCCGCGGCAGAAAGTACCGCATCGCCACGGCCACGCGCCCGTCATCGAAGGGCCAGACGCAGCCCCAGGCGCTAATGTCGTCCGTCTCGCCTAGATCCAGGCACCCGAAACAGCGCGCCTTCGTGCGCTCGGCCTCACTCGGCAGCGGGGGGCACGCCTGCCACCGCGCCATATCGATCGCGCGGCTGTACGCGGAGGTCCACACGCAGAAGTTGAGCCGCAGCACCGTGTTCGTTTCCGCCGGGATGTGTGTGGCCGCGGCCACCTGATCGCGCAGGTACTCGCGATGGATCGACACGCCGAGATTCGGATTCACCTTGATGTGGCAGGCCTCGTCCGTCAGCGGATCCTCGCCCTCATCCAGGGTGCAGACATAGGCGAACCAGCGATCGTCCTCCACGGTGCCCTCGAGCACCTTGCGCGAATGTTCGTGATGCTGCCAGCAGATCGAGGTGCGATCGAAGCCGCTGTTCGTAATTTCCGGAAACAGCGCCTCTTGGTTGCCCTTCGCGCCCGCGTGAATCTTGTTGATGATGTCGGCATTGGGATGCTCGTGGACTTCGTCAATGAGGCCCATGTGCGGCCGGGTACCGGACTTGGCGCTCTGCTCGCGACTGAAGGGCCGAAAGAATCCGAGGCCGTACGCCATGTTGTGGACGTGTTCGATGCCGGAGAACTGAATACGGGAGGCCAATGCCGGCGAGGCCTGCGCCATCCGTACGGCATCGCGATAGAGAATCATCGCCTGGTCGCGATCGGTGGCCGCGGCGTAAATCTCCGGTGCCCGCTGCCCATCCGCCAGCAACCCGTAGAGCCCAACCGCCGCGAGCATCGGCGTCTTGCCGTTGCCTTTGGCGACTTCGATATAGGCATTGCGAAAGCGGCGATGCCTCGAGGCCGTCCACCGCCAGCCGAAGAGCGAGCCGATAATGAAGGCCTGCCACGGCTGCAGCCGGAAGGGCCGCGGGCGGCCGTCGTCGCCGAGCGTATCGGGCAGCACGACCCACTGCTCGATGAAGTCAATCGCATGGCTCGCTGCTTTGGCGTCGAAATAGAACCCCTTGGTCTGCGCGGTGGCGTGGTCCCGTTGATGCCGCGCACAGGCCAGACGCACCAGCGGCCCTGCGACAATGGTTCCGGCCTGGACGTCGCGCACATAGCGATCGACGCGATGCAGGACCGGAGGCCGCTTACGCCGTCTGACGGCGACGCTGGAAGCGCGTGAAGTCATCGCCTGCGTCTGCTCCCTTGGCCGCCACGACCCGTGTGCGTGAACTCGGCGTAAGGCCCAGTTCCGCCGCCGTCTTCAACAGCAGACTAAACATCTTGTTTGCCATGCCAAGCGCGGGATGCGGCATCAGATAGCCGCTCGGCGCCTTCACGACACATGGTTGCTTCCGCACCTTTTTCTCAAGTGCTTGCCACTGCGCATACTTCAGGCAATAACCCATCAGCATCGTGCGATCCACCGTCGTGCAATGCCCACTTACACTGAGCGTGACGGCCACACGATCCCACTCAGTCCGTGCCACCGGGTCGATCAGCTCCTCCGGACACGTCGGATCAAGCGCCTCGTTCTTGGGCTCGCGTAAATTGAGCGGGTACCGGCCGGGATTGTTCGCCAGCACCTTGGTCATGAGCGGGAGCGGTTTGCGGCCTCTCATCGCATCAAACCCCTACGTCGATATGTCGATGTTGCGAAGGAGCC